ATAGATCCACTACAGAAACTAACTTTAACAGATTTTAGTTATTCAAGAATAGACACATATGAGATGTGCCCATCAAAGTATTTTTTTTCTTACATAAAGAAAGAACCAAGACAGTTCAACGCTCCGGCAATTCTTCGGAAATATAATCCACTCGGTATTAGAAGATAACGTTTCAGACGTTACTCCAATAGAACATAGTTCTTTAATTGAGAAATACGAAGAGCATAATAAGTCTTTCAACCCCAACAACCAGATCCCTCAAGTTCTGCTCGACGCTGGTGCAACTATATTAGATGACTTCTTTGACCTGTACGGTGGAACTACTTTTAATGTTCATAAAAAGGAGCTTGGATTTAGTTTTGTTTTAGGAAACTATTCTATAAATGGGTTCATAGACAGGGTAGATATCAATGGTGATACTGTAGAAATCGTCGACTACAAGACTGGTAAACGTGAGGTTGCAGCTAAAGACATACACAAGAACTTGCAACTTGGTATATATGCATTGGCAGCATCAATGTTATTTCCGGGCAGTAAGATCAAGGCTTCTCTTCACTATCTAAGAACTGGAAGAATCAAATCTCACGAATACACAGAAGAAGATTTGGAACTTGCTAAGAGTTCTCTTATCGATAGAATCAATACAATAATGAATGACGTTAATTTTTCTCCAACAAAGAACGAAAGAGTCTGTTCTTTCTGCGACCACGCTCAGAGTGGAGCATGTGCTACTGGTGCTGTCAGACTGAGAAAGTTTAATAGGGCATAGTAAAAAGCCCCCTGGTTTCCCAGGGGGCTGATATCAATTAATGTATCTATTAGAACTGGATAACTGGGTTTTCGTCAGCTGAAAGAACCAAGTCAAAGTCAGACTCAAGAACAAACTTGACTGCTTCGTCCTGGCTTACACCAAAAGCGGTGAGTTCATTTACTGCAGAATCATTGATATTCTGGCTCATGCTGTTGAAAATTGTAGTTGTAATGGTCATTTTCTTTACTTTCTCCTGTTTTGCTTGTTTTTTTGTTAAATATAAAGTATAATATTTATTAGCGTTACCTTACAGCCGTAAAGGATATCAGATGAAGAACGTCGGTGCAAGCCCAGAGGATTATTTTTTTTCAAGGTCTCCTAAAAAAACACTGCCTAAATTTGGCAAGAAGAAAAAAGTAATTCCTACTGCTGCTGGTGATAAGAACACGAAGGGTAATGCGTACAGGCATACGAAGTCAGGTTTCAGAGAAGATCTAAACCTAAATATGAGATCTAATTGGGAAGCAAACATTGCAAGGATCTTCAGGGCTTATTCAATTGAATTTGAATTTGAACCAAAGGTTTTTTCATTTCCAATAAAAAGGGGAACTAAGGGATATATACCAGATTTTTACTTAACGGAAACCGAAGAGTGGTTTGAAGTAAAAGGATATCTGGATGACAAAAGCAAGATTAAAATCAAAAGGTTTAAAAAATATTATCCAGAAGAATTTAATAAACTTACCTTTGTCATAAGTAAATACTCATCGGACGCAATAAAGTTTGCGGAAGAGTTGGGTATACCTCACGTAATTTTTTATGAAGACATACGAAGTGCTTACATGGACAAGCTTTCGATATGGGAAGGAAAGTAATGGCAAGTTTTAAAGAGCAATATTACAAGCTCGAAGAAGAAGAGATGCAGGCACTGATCGCAAAAGCTAAAGGTGGATCTGAAAAATCGCAAGAAGAATTACTCAAGGTGTTTAACAACTTCTTGAGCAAGTATGTTACCATGCTATACACACGGAAAGTATAGCTACAGTGACTACGATATAAGAAGGTTTATTTCCTTGTTTGTCAAAGACACATTCGTAAGATACGCGCTGATGAAGAACAAGCTTAATCAAGCAGGTTATAAGCATGTTAATGAATGCATTAGCCGGGATTCTTTACATGGTAAAAAGGTATTGTTCAGAAGAAGACATACAACAAACTGTAAGATTAACATTCTTTCAATGCATTAAAAGGTATGAGAAGAAGGATTCAGAAAAGGGTCCTATACCATTCAGCGCATTTTTGTATAGCTACTTTTTATATTTGTTGAAAAAGAATGTAGATACATTTTTAATTGATCAATTAGGAAGGAAATCATTTCCACTCCTGACCCAAGATGATATGTCTGGAGATGGAGATTCTGATGACAGTATCAAGGGTGGAGCTTATGTAGACACGATAGAGTATGCTACAATAGACCTGTTATTTGCATCTGATGTTGATGAGTTTTGGATTTCGGGGGAGGAAACAAACCCGCCATTTGATCAACTCACAGTGCAAGAAAGGCAACTGCTTAAGTGGAGATTTATAGATAACAAAAGATCTTCTGAGATAGCTATTAAGATAACTGAACATCCTAATACTGTAAGAGAACATCTATCTAAAATAAAAAGAAAAATACACGAAATCATATTGGAAGATGGCATGGACGATTACTTGTTCTTGACATCATTTAAGAAAGAAAAAGAAAAAGATGACTGAGTTAAATCATAAAAACCTTTTAATTAAATTATCAGATTTTTTAAATCCACAGTTGGAAGAACTTGTATTAACTTTTTCAGATCCTATAGCTCTAGAAAAGTACTATGTAGAGATACCAGATACAAACTACATTGATCTTACGCTGAATGATCTTGGGTCTTTGGTTGCTAGATCTTCAAATGTTTATGGGAGAGCTGCAAGATTTGCCGGCATTGCAAGAGCTCAATATAAGCTTCTTGAAGCCCAGTATAAGAGAGTTTATAAGGCGAATAGAATAGGGAAGAATGAAGCCGAACGAGAAGCGGCTGCAGCTGCAGCTGCGGATAACCAGTACACTGCGTTAGCAGCAGTTGAAGCAATCGTAGAATTGGCAGAGTCCATGGAGTTAGCGGCCAGAATATCTTCTGAGTCTTCTAGAAAACTTATGGATAAAGTACAAACAATGCAGGTAGCTTCTTCTAGAGAAGAAAAAGGATTTCTCTTAGAGAGAGATTTTTCTACATTTTAAGGACATCACATGTATATAGGTCATTATAAATCAGTTAATAAATCAAACGAATTATTTTCTTCTAAAAGAGATAAGTTAGATTTCCCAATGCAAATAGAGTACAAGGGAGATCTTTATCTTTTAACTACCACGCACATGGCTTCAAGTAAGAGTCAAGAAAATAATATAACAAGCATGGCGAAAAAACATAACATCCCTTTTAATATTAAGATTGATTAATGAATATAGAAGTATTTTGCGACGGAGCCTCAAGGGGACAAGGGCAAAAAAAGATGGGGGAAGCCGCCTGTGCTACAGTCGTGTATAAGAATAAAAAGAAGTTAGTCCAATTTGCAAGAGGACTTGGCGGAAGAACAAACAATGAGGCAGAATACGAGGCAGTAATAACTGGTCTTTTAATATGTATTATGTCTGATTTTATAGATCCGATAATCTATACCGACTCTGCAGTTGTAGCAAACCAAGTTAATAAAAAATGGAAGTGTAAAAACCTATCGCTATTACCGCTCCTTATGACCATTGAAGAAATAAGAGCAGAGTATAGATTTAGATTAGTGCAAGTCCCAAGAAATTTAGTTTGGGAACCTGATCATTTGGCAAATGAATTTTTGGATCAACTTCAGATACGAAAAGAATCTGAACTGGATAAGTGATACAATATTATCTATGAGCAAATCGATAATCAAAAATGGTCAACCAATTATACTGGGCCTAGCTGGAAAAGCTGGTTCAGGAAAAACTACTGTAGCCGAGCAGATAGTCCCCAAGGGGTCTATTGAATCAACCCAAGGATCAATTAAGTGGGACCACATATTCTATGCGCTTCCGTTATATGAAATGGCTTCTGTTAAAAAGAATATAATAGGCGTCAACGAACAATCAAGAAAGTTATATGCTATACATGATATCTTGTTTGATGTATATGGTGGGTCGGCTATAGGCAACATTCCAAGCTATGAAGAATTTACCGAAAAGGTAAAACAAATACAAAGCTTGCCAATAGAACCAGAGGGGCTAAAGCCAAGAAAATTTCTTCAGAAAGCTGGAGACATTTGCAGAGAGTTTGACGCTGACTGTTTCGCAAAATGGGCAATCATAAAAGCAAATAGAATATATAGACAATACATAAAACAAAATGAAGAGTCTGATTTTGAATCAGACTTTGGTATTATCATCTCTGATGTCCGTTACCTAAACGAAGCAAAGAGTATATTGAAACAGCCAAATGGCTTTGTGATTGTATTTGATGCTGATGAAGATACTTTAGACAGTAGACTCATGAAAAGAGATGGTAAGCTAATGTCTGGTGATGAGTTATCGCACTCATCAGAAAGCCAGATTAATGACATTAAAGAAGTGGCATCAATCGTGATGAAAACAGATTCAATGTCTATCGAAGATCAAGTCAAAGAAACAATCAACTTTATTAAATCAATGAAAGAAGTAACCTATGCCTAAGATAACTAAAAATGCATTTGAAGAGACCAATGGATCACCAATAGATCAGGCTGTGTCAAATATGACAGGTCAGATTTCCCTGTCAAGTAGCCCCATATTCATATGTGGAGTAAACAGAAAGATTAATATTGGCAACTTTGAAAACGTAGACGTTTATGCGGGCATCACTATCCCCCTTGATGGGATTGATCCTCTGGATAGAGAGGCTTTTTCTGAGGCTGTTAAAGATGCTGCAGCCTATGGTTTTTCCTTAGTTTCTAAAGAAACTGGAGAAAGATATACACTTATTAAAGAAGCCCAACAGAGCAAGTAATTGCGTTGTTGACTTGCAAGTGTACTATTATAAAGGTATAATATAAATCCAAATATTAAAACAGAGGTAAAAATGTTTAAGAAACTAGCAATTAAAATAAAAGCAATGCTTTTCAAGGCACAAAATATCAAGGCAGACAGTGCTGTAGCTAAAGCTCAGGCTAAGTTAATCGACCAATTTGCTGATCAAGCAGATGCTGTTGCTGACATTGCAGTGGAAGCCGCAGAAAATATTGTCAAGGACGCAAAGAAGGAAGTAGCCAAGGCCGTTAAAGATGCCTCAAAGGCAACAAAGAAGCCTTCTACAAAAGCTCCTAAATCAGCAGGTGCAAAAAAAAGTAGTCCAAAAAAAACAACTAAGTAATTATTTTCGATTACTATGTCCTTAGCTAAATTTAGGAAAGTAACTAAAGGTGGGGTGTCACCCAAGAAACAATTGGGTGCACCACCAGATTTCAAACCTAAACAAAGTATTGAAACGAAAGATAAAAAATGACTAAAGATAGATTTAGTTTAACACGTATACTTTGGCTACTGATATTTAAGCTGCACGATATTGCAGAAAGTATAGATAGAAGAAAAGACAATGGTAATAAAAAGTAAGATCTACATAGCTGGTCCTAGGATGGGGCAAAATAATTCTATGTACGGCATTGAATTAGGTAAAGCGCCAAAGTCAGCTAAGTCTTTTAAAATTAAGAAAAATAAAACAAGGAAGAAAAAGTAATGGCTAAAACTGCAGCTTGGCAACGTAAAGCAGGGAAAAACCCTGAAGGTGGATTAAATGCCAAAGGACGTGCGTCCTACAAAAAGCAAACAGGTGGTACCCTTAAGCCACCAGTGTCAGCCAAACAGGCTGCCAAGTCACCAAAAGCTGCTGCCAGACGCAAATCATTTTGTGCCAGGATGGGTGGCATGAAGGGTCCAATGAAAGACTCCAAGGGCAGGCCAACACGCAAGGCCTTATCATTAAGAAAGTGGGACTGCTAATAATATGGCTACAAAGAAACAAGTTTGGGACAAACCAAGTCCAAAAGCAAAGCCAAAAAAACTTTCTCCAAAAGCTAAGTCAAAGGCAAAAGCTATGGCTAAGGCAGCAGGTCGACCATATCCTAATCTCATAGATAATATGAGAGCAGCAAGAAGTAAGAAGAAATAATTTATTATAACCAAATAGGAGAATATAATGGCAATGAAAAAATCAGCAAAGCCAGCAGCAAAGCCAGCAGCAAAGCCAGCAGCAAAGGCAGCAGCAAAGGCACCAATGAAGAAGTCTGGGAAAAAGGCAGGCACAGGCATGGATATGACTCCAAAGCAGAAGAAGCTTCCACCATTTATCCAAGCAGCAATCGATAAGAAGAAGAAGAAAAAGTAATTTTAAATTATGTCAAAATACTTGCAAACTTCGGCGCCCCTTCCTAAGGAGGAGCCAGCTAAAAAAAAGCCAGCTGCTAAAAAGGCAGCTGCTTCTAAGAAGGCTAGAAAAAAACCCGAAGAGAAGTAAATAACTAAACCCCCACTATCAAATATGGTGGGGGTTTTTTACTGACTAATAATAGCTTTTTAATAAATAAAAGTTACTAATATATGAGACCTTATAACAGATAGGAAATGACTATGAGCAAAGTTGCATGGGATTATATTGTTCCGGTTAAGTTGCCAGCAGACCTAAAGGGAATCGAACCAGGAAAGCTTCCAGCTCACTTGCTCCGCCCAATTGAAGCTGGCGGAAAGATGCACTGGCTTGCAGCAGCTGCCTATAATGCAATGGATGAAGCAGCAAAAGCTGATGGCATAGAACTCAAGCCAACTTCAGCAGGTGACACATACCGCACTTATGAAAGTCAGCTTGCCGGATTTAAACAAAGATATCAGCTTGAGCCAGTAGTTGGAACAAGTACAAAATCCTTTGAAGGAAAGACTTGGTATCTTAAGAAGGGAATGGCTATGTTGGCCACGCCAGGTAAGAGCCAGCATAACCTCGGTTTGGCAGTTGACATTGCTAATGCATCAGAAGCAAAGCGCCTTAATTGGATGATCGCCAATGTAAAGAAGTTTGGTTTTTCTTGGGAGGTTGTACCTTCTGAGCCATGGCATCTTCGATATGTTAATGGCGATACCCCTCCTCCAGCAGTTGCAGAATGGATGGAGAAGAATAACTGGGCAAAGCCAGCAGGAGCTCCCGTAACAGCAGCAGGAGCCCGCGGAGAGCATACAGCTCTCCAAGAAGCCTTGAAGGCTAAGGGTTTCTATAATGGCAATATAGATGGAACGATGTCTGCAGCACTACAGGAAGCCGTCAAGGCATTTAAGGTTGCCAATAAGCTAGCAGCAGATTCGGTTGTAGGACCAAAAGTTAAAGAATTGCTTGGCCTCTAATGGAGATTGTTTGGGCAGCTGCTGTAACTGGGGCATTCAGCGTATTGGCTCTTATGATTGAAAAGGGTAGGCGCGAAAACACCAGAGACCATGGTTTTGTTAAAGAAAGTTTGGATTCACTGAAGGAAGATATTGCCGATATAGACGCAGATATTTCTGTAGTTGAAGCAAAAATCGATGCACACATTAACGATCACGCACAAGTTTCTATGATTGATTTTAGACCAAATAGAAAGCAAAAGGAAGCAGTGAATGGCCGCAAAAAAAGATAAGAAGTGGATTCAAGGTGCGATTAAAAGACCTGGTGCCTTTACCGCTAAGGCAAAGAA